CAAATTTATTTTATTATAACATTAAACAACTATCAAAATGAAAGTAGAAGAAATAAAATTAGCGTTTGAAAGTAATCAAGTACAATTAGCGGCAGCTGATAATGTAAAACAATTAAGAGATGGAGCTACAATGGTTGGAAGCGGAGTACCTTCTTTAAAGACTGTTCAGTCAAATATAGCAAAAGGAGCTTCGCAATATGAGAAAGCATTATTAGACGCAACTGAAACTATTAAAAAAATGGATGCTTTACCTAAAGATTTAATTAATATGCAAGTGTATAATAGCTTAAAATCTTATACTCAATCTATACCTAAAAAAATAAGTGAATTAAGAGCGTTAGGGGGTAGAGTTCAGGATTTAGTTTCTGCTATTAGTGGGTTTAGTACTTTATAATGAAAACCTACGAAGCTAAATACGACCCGTTAAAAAACAAAGGAGTTTATGGAATTTCTTTAGTTGAAAATCCAGCAATGGAGGGTCTGTTTATTGCACTTAGTAAAGATAACGAAATCCAATTAAAAGAAGTTGACAAAGAGCAACGTATTTTAATGGGTTTAGTTTTAGAACCGAATAAGCCTATTTATAGAAACCAAAATGGGGAGGAGTTTAATATAGTTTTCAATGAGCAAACTATAAAAGACCTTTCATACGGATTCTTTAAAAATAACAGTCAATCAAATTCAACAATTGAACACGATGTAAAACAAAATATCGTTGGTGTTACTTTTACTGAAAGTTGGATTGTAGAAAATCCTGATATTGATAAATCAACAAACTTTGGTTTTAAATATCCTAAAGGTAGTTGGATTGCAGTAATGAAAGTAGATAGCGATGAGGTTTGGAATGACTATGTAAAAACAGGTAAAGTACAAGGTTTTAGTATCGATGCTATGCTATCACTAGAAGAAGTAAATTTAAAATCAAATATAGAAATGAGTAACACAAACAGTTTATTAGAAAAGATACTATTTGCTTTGACACCTTCCAAAAAAGAAGTTGAAGTACAAATGGGATCTATGATGCTTGCCGATGGTTCGCTTAAAATCGAATGGGAAGGCGAAGCATTAAGTGAAGGGTTATCCGTTTGGGTAACAGCCGAAGATGGTGCAAAAGTTCCTGTTCCGGTTGGTGAACATCCTTTAGAAGATGGTACAATCCTAGTTGTAGAACAAGAAGGAATTTGTAAAGAAGTGAAACCAGCAACAGAGACAGAAGGAGAACCAACACCTACACAAGATATGGCAGAGTCACAAGATGGTAAAATTTCAAACGATGCTAAAATCGCAAGTGAAATCGAAAGTGCTATTAAAAGTATTTTGATTAAATACACTGCACAAGAAACAAAGATTGTAGAGTTGGAAGCACAAGTTTTAGAACTTGGAAAACAACCAGCATCAAAACCAATTAAAAGTACACCTGTACAAGTGGACTTTTCTAAAATGACAAAAACAGAAAGAATTTTTAACACTATTAACAAAAACAGAAATTAATTATGGCAACTACAGTAACCGTAACATCTAACTACGCTGGTAAAGAAGCAGGCGAAATAGTTGGACAAGCATTCAAGGAAGCAGACACAATCGCAAAAGGGTTCGTGACTGTATTTCCAAACGTAAATTATAAATTAAATTTGCGTAAAATTGTATTAACAGGTGGTAAAAGAGAGTACACTTGTGGACACGTTCCAACTGGTGCAATCACTTTGAGTGAAAAAGTTTTAGAACCTAAAAAATTCAAAGACGACTGGGAAATTTGTAAAGAGGATTTTAGAGCGCAATGGAGCGAAGAAACTATGGGAGCTTCTGCTCACAATGACAATGCCCCTAAAGACATTATGGACGCTATTTTAGTTGAGAAATTAGCTCAAACAGCCGAAGAATTGGACGACAACATTTGGAACGGTAACGGAGCAAATGCTGACGAGTTTGATGGTTTCTTGAAATTGTTTTTAGCTGATGCAGCAGTTATCGATGTTGATATTCCAGCAGCTACAACCGAACTAAATGTTGAAGCTCACTTGAAATTAGCTCTTAATGCAGTACCTATTGAATTGAGAAGAAAATCTTTGAAAGTTGGTGTTTCACCTGATATTTATCAAGCCTATAATTTCCTATTGGTTTCAAAAGGAATTGTAAACGGATTGGGTGGAGATGCTAATACAGCAATGAAAATCGGGAAATATACTTTAGATGAAGTGAACGGATTTCCTACAAATACTATTGTAGTTGCAGAGCCGAAAAACTTAATCTTTGGTACAGGTCTTTTAGCAGACCATAACGAAGTTCGTTTGGTAGATCAAGATGACACACTATTAAACGGTAAAATTATCGGTACAATGGTTTACAACGCTGGTGTAAACTACTACAACGGTGAAGAGATTGTATGGGCTAGAGAGATAGCGTAACAAGTAACTAAGGGGGATTAGTTTCCCCCTTTAATTAAAACATAAAAATATGGCTTGTGATATTACAGCAGGGCGGTTAAAAGCCTGCAAACAATCTTTAGGAGGTCTAGGTAAATTGTATCTTTTTAACTTTGTTGAAAATCCATTTACAGTAACAGCAGGAGTTGCAACAGCAATAAATCCTTTGCTTACAGTTGTTTTTGAATACGAAATAGAGGGCGATGGAAACAATGTAGCTGAAAGTTTAGTTCCTGATAGAAATGCAGGAACTACTTTGAATACTCAAACATCTACTATTGTTTTGAAGAAAATCGATGCAACTACAGGAGCGCAAATGAACTTATTAGCTTATGGTTTTCCTATGGCGGTTGTAAAAGACAGAAACGGAATCTATCACGCAATAGGCATCGAAGATGGTATAGACTTCACAGTAGCACAAACTACAGGAGGAGCGAAAGGAGAGCTTAACGGTTATACACTTACAGGAGTTTCTACAACTGGAAGTTTATCGCCTAAATTAGACACAGCAACAGCAGCAGCATTCATAGCTTTGGTATAATTTGGATTGGTTAGTTAATTTTGAAACCGCTTTTTAAAACAAAAAGCGGTTTTTTTAGTTATAATAATATGAACATTGTAAATCCAACAGACACAACCCACAACTTAATAGTTATACCTCGTTATGGTAGTCCTACAGCGATTGTATTTAATTTATACAACGAAGAAACACAAGTATCGGAAGTTGTAACCAATACATTTAGCTATTTAGATGGGTATTTAACCGTTTCTTTTGATTATGATTTTATCGATGGGCAAAAATTCCAAATAAAATTAGTAGACACCAGTGTAGTTGTATATCGTGGCAAGCTAATGGCAACCACACAAACACCTCAAACATTCAAAGCAGCAAACGAATTATATTATTATGAGTAACGATATAAGATTATTCCAATTAAGTAATTATGTACGACCTAAATTAGAAGAAAACAAATCTAAAAATTGGGTATTGAATGGTAGAAACAACGAATTTTATCAGTATGTAATAGACCGTTTTAATGGTAGCCCTACTAATGCTGCTATTATATCGTCTTACATTGATTTAATTTACGGACAAGGATTAAGCGCAAAAAATAAAAACTTAACGGCTTGGATTAATTTTTCGGTAATTATTAATAAAAAAGAAATACGCAAGATTATATCAGATTTTGAATTATTTGGTGAGGCTTCTTTTCAAGTTATCAAAAATAAAAAAGGCGGTTTGGGTTCAATATATCATTTGCCAAAACAATTAGTTGTACCATCTTTAGAAAATGAAGATGGGGAGATATTATCTTATTGGTATTGCAAAGATTGGAGCAACACTAATAAAAATAAACCAGAGGAAATTCCAGCGTTTGGCACTTCAAAAGACAACATCGAAATCTATTGCATCAAACCTTATAAAGCTGGTAAAAACTATTTTAGTGATCCTGATTATTTGAGTGCTTTGCCTTATGCTGAAATGGAGGAGGAGTTAGCAAACTTTTATATCAACTCAATCAAAAAAGGATTAAGCGCAGGATATATTATTAACATTCCTAATGGTATTAATTGGACACCCGAAGAACGTGACGAGTTTGAAAAGAAAATCAAAGCTAAGTTAACAGGGTCACCTAATGCAATGTCATTTGTTTTATCGTTTAATGGGTCGGATGTTGAGGTTACTATTGTGCCATTCCCAGTAAACGATCAACAGCATAAGCAATGGGAGTATTTGACTGGAGAAAGCAGACAGCAAATAATGACAGGGCATAAGGTTGTAAGTCCTAAATTATTTGGTATTATGTCAGAAGGTGGTTTAGGAAATAACGCAAACGAATTAGACGAAGCAGAAGGACAGTTAATGAAACGTGTAATAGCACCTAAACAATCATACATCATTGAAGCACTAGAGGAAGTACTATCATTTTATAATATTACTTTAGACTTGTATTTTATTCCATTATCAGAGCAAAAAGTACAGTTAAGTAGTGACGAAAAAAAAAAGATTGAACTAGATGAGTATGGCGAAGATGAAAACCTTGACGAATATGAATTAATAGACGTTAAACCTGTTGATTATGATGAGGAAGATAAGTTAGAATTAGCTTCAGTAAGTAGTGGAACGGCAATACCAAACGCTAAATCTAAATGGGATACAGAATTTTATATTTATCGTTATCGTTATGCAGGGAATCGCAGTCCAGAAAGACATTTTTGCAAAGAAATGATGCGTAGAAACAAGATTTACAGAAGAGAAGATATAGAATTAATGGGTGAAAAGAATGTTAATCCTGGTTTTGGGCAACATCCATTCCCAAATAATCCTTATTCTATTTGGAAATACAAAGGTGGAGGTTTATTAAGTGCAAATTTCACAGGAGGAACTTGTAAACACTATTGGGAAAAACTAACTTATCGCAAAAAAGGTGTAAAAGTGGATGTAAATAATCCAAATAATGACCCTAAATCAAATAGAGCAAGTGGAATAGCGGGAATAGCACCGCACGATATTTAAGACTATGGAATTACTATTTATTACACCGCAAGAAATGACCAGTTCCACTATTTTAAGCGGAAATACAGACACGGATAAGTTTTTATTTTGTATTTTAAACGTACAATTAACTACTATTGAACCATTATTAGGTACGGAATTATACGATAAGATTAAAACGGATAAAGAAGCGGATACATTAGCAGGTTTATATCTTGAATTATACACTGATTTTATCAAGCCAATTACTAAAAACGAGGCTTTGGCTCAGTACATTGAAATCGCTTCTTATATGGTAGATAATGGGGGTGTATTTAAACATACAGGAGAGAATTTAGAAGTAGTTGATAGAGCAGAGGTGCAATATTTAGCAGAAAAATACAAGGCTTTGGCTCAAATGTACGTTCAAAGATTTAATAAATGGATTTGTAAAAATACTATTCCGGAATATAAAACTTGTCAAGATGAAGTTAATGCCTTAAAAGGAATAAATCTATTAGGTGGATGGAAATTGTAAGCGGTTATAATAGAAAATGTAAAGATAGCTCAGGCGGTGTAAAAGCTGTTTGGTTATTGAAATGGGTAAAATATAGCCGTTCACAAATTATAACAACAGGTAATTATTTAACCACATTCCCAGAAACTTTTATATTTCGATTTGACAGCGTTACACAGCCAACAGCAAACGAGCAACAACAACAAAACGAAGGGGGTAAATTCTTTGAGCAGTCTATTACAATGTCGTTTAAAGCTAAAAGCAGCCGAGAGTTTGACCAAATAATAAAAAGTGATTGGCGAGTATTGGTTTTAGATAATAATGGTTTATATCGGTTGTTTGGACTATACAACGGAATGCAAAGCGGGGCGATTGATTTTAAAAGCGGAGGTGCTAAGAATGAATTAAACGGTTATTCGTTTACTCTTACTGGGCAAGAAGAACACGCTGCTTACTTTATATTAGATCCGTTTGATTTAGGATTGACTGAGGAAGAATTTTTCTTATTATTCCAAAACAATGATTTCTTTATGACACAAAATAATGATTTCTTTATGATACAAAATAATTATAATTTATCTTAGAAAAATGGCTAATAAAAAATTAACTGATTTACCAGAATTAACAACTACTCCAGCAGCGGATGACTTTTTATATGTTGTTGATAAATCTGACTTAACAGAAAGCGGTGAGGGTACTTCAAAGAAAGTAAGAGTTGATAAAATACCAACAGGCGGAACAATCGACCCCACTATAATAGATAATTCTCTAAATGCAGTAGCAGGTGGAGCGGTGTTTGATGCGTTGGCTTTAAAAGTTGATAAGGTAAGTGCTAAATCATTAGTAGATAATACCGAAATAGCAAAACTTGTAAATCTTGACAATACAAAAGATATTGACAAACCTCTTTCAGACCCACAGAAAGTATATATTGACGAACAAGTACAATCAAAAG